CGGCCTCATCCAGTTCGTAAATGAACGCCAAAAGTTCCTCGTTTTGGATTGTACCCTGAAGCATATTCTTGCAGGCCTTCAAAAAATCCGAGTTCGGGCCGTTGGGGTTAAATCCGGCCGTTGTGATTATCCACGTCATCGGCACGACTGATGGATCGGGGAACTTTACCATACCCGATTCCAATACCTCCATCACGCCGTTGTCTGTCCATGCGTGGTACTCATCCACCAGTACGCAATACGGGCTTAATCCGTCTTCGGTCTTTGAATCTTTACCCATATAAGACACCCACGAAAGGCTGTCCCGCTTGCTGATCTTGCTGGAATTGTGGCCGATCGGAATATTGAGCATTGGGGACAATTCCGGGTTATCCGCGCAAAGTTGTTGCAAAGATTTCCGCTGCCTATCCCACCCGATTTTTGACTGGTCGCGTTTCGTGGCCGCCCAATAGATCTCCGAATCGGGCACGCCGTCGAACAAGAAGGCGATGTTCCCAATCACCACCAAGTTCTCCGTCTTTGCGTTTCCGCGTCCTACTTTGATATACACCTTTCGGAACTTTCGCCCGCCGTCGGGCTTCCGCCACCCGTAGAAAATATACACAATGGCGGCAAACCACGGCATAATATCAAACGGCTTTCCCGCGTATGCGCCCTTACTGAACTTAAAGAACTGGAACAGGTTTAGCGTTCTTTCGGCCTGTTCCTCATCAAAGTAGTACGGGAAAGCCTCGGTTTTTTGGCGTTTTAGGTCGTTTAGGTGGCGTTTTACGGCCAATTTAATCCACTTACAAGCCGGTATTTGGCCGGTTTCGATGCCTGCAATATATTCCTGTGCTTTGTGGGTCATTCCTGTTTATTGCGCCTTTTTGGTCACGCTCATAAAGTCGAGTATTGAAGTAGTCGGTTTTGGCTTTTCAATCTTAATCCGCGCCCGGTCGGCGGGTGTCAATCCGAATGCCGCCCACAAAGTACGCAACTCTTTTTGGCTTTCAACCATGATACGCCACGCCGGGTTGACCTTCGCCCCGGTGCTGGTTTCAATGATAGTACCCTGTTTATTCAGTACGGCATTGGCGTCCTCAAATCGGAAGAAGAACACAACGTAAGCCCGGATACTATCAAGGTCTTGCGTTGCGAGCGTCCCCATTTCCTGCATGTTGCTGGTAAGTTCCAGCCATTTAGCGGCGTGGCGTTCGTCGAAGTCGGCGGGTGGGTCGGGTAGATTCTTTGCGGGCGCTACCTCTAATCGGTTAGCGTGCCGGACGGGCTGATAGGTGCCGTCGGCTTTGTGCCTTGTGGTGGGTTTGGCTGGGCGTCCTTTAGGCATAAATCTCAATTTTGCATACGTTTGCGTGATGGGGGGCGACCGATTTTCCGGCAGGTAACAAAAAGTTTTAAATAGGCCCCTGCCTTGCCTCTTTTGTGTTGGCTCGTTGCCGCGCCGTCTTAACGGCGTTACATCCCTTACATAGTCCTTGCAGATTGTCCATATCCCACGCGCTGCCACCATCGCGAATAGGCACGATGTGGTCAACGGTGTGGGTAGCATCCTGCTTACATATCACGCACACCGGGTCACGCGCCCGTATCAGATCACGAACAGCCCGCCATCGTGGTGTGTTGTACACGGTATTGTAAGTAGTACGTTCTTCTTGCGTCCTATGGTGGCTCCACGGCTGCTTAGGCTTTAATGATGATAGTGTTGGCGGCCTCTTTGGCATGCTTATATGTTTAAGGCTATTGACCCACGCACGGCGGATCAATAGCCTTTGAATTAATAGAATATCTTGCCCATCTCCTCGAGCGCATATATCTGTGCCTTAATAGCCAAATCCCCGTTGCCCGGGTTAATGATGGTTTCAAGGTTGAGTAGATCAATCGCTTCTTCTGATTCGTGCGCCGGTGTGCCGCTTTCGTAATTAGGTCGCGATACCCGGAATACCACACCGCCCGCATTCTGTATGGCGTTTACCTCATTCAGGAAGCGCACGTCGGTAATGATATAGTTCTGGGTAAAGTCCAGCGCGGAAAACAGCGCGTATATCCAAATATCTTCATGGAAATGCTTTCGGAATAAATCCGTGCCGATCTTCTGAAAAGCCTCGCGGCGCGTCATTCCAAAGTCCGACATTCCGTTTTTCCATTCCAGCGAATCCTCGACCGTTTCCCCGCTGATAGTCGAATACACCTGTTTGAGCGGATCAGCAAAGGCCACCTTCCGAAAGCGCATCCCCGGGTAGTAATCGCAAAGCACGTTCGCCACATAGTTTTTACCGTGGCCGGCTTTGCCTGCAAGTCCGATAATAAGGCCGTTTTCACTCATAGTGCTCAAAATCTCCACGTTTTTGTAATTTTTGATACGCCTTTTTCCCGATCGTTAGCGCCGTCGCGTCCTCTCCATGCCACAATGCTAATTCCAGCCGTCGGCTTTGCTTGTGGTTCTCGGTTGCCACTTGTGTACGCATCCATGCAGCCGTAACTGCAAGCCCTTGCTTACCTTTCTTTAGATGCGGCCACAGTTTAGACCGCTTCACATTCCCGTAGCCCCAGTTAAAGGCCAAAGATTTAACCGCCCATTGTTGGCGGTGATTCAGCCCCGGTAAATCCTTTTTGATCTGCTCTCCGAGATCATGGAAGGTTTGGTACATCATTTCGCGCGCTTGCGATTCAGTTACTTTGTAGCCCTGTTTCTTGATCGTGTTTTTCCATCCGGCTGATAAATACTTAATGTGATTGCCGTATCCAATCGCCCAAGTATCGCCGTCCTTATAGCGCTCCAATTCCTGCCCGGGTCGTCCCATCGCTTCGCGCCGCTTTGTTTCGCAAATCACAATTTTGAAAACATTTATATCGCCGCTTTCGGTTTGCCATTCGCTCGCTTGTTGTTGAGCGCCTGAAATTCGCCGCACGGCTTCACGGATGCCGTTACCCATTCCGCTGCCAGCTTCCGCCGTCGACACCCGGACATTGCCTTCGGGCTGAACTTCAGCGCTTGGGTCGGGTTCGTATGGCGGATAGGCTTCATAGCCGTCGGGATATGTTTTATTTCCGTCGAAATCGACGGGATTAGATTCCGGTATTTCCATCGTGCGGGTCGCTTTGCCCTTGCGCCACGTGAACGGGGCTGCGAAGTAAAGGGTAGCGCCGAGCGCGGCCACCATTATCCAGCCGCGGATTTCTTTTTGTTTGTCCTGCTTTGTCATCGTAAATTTATTTTGGACGTGATTCTAAGGTTTCTTCGGCATTAGGTATTATTGTTCCAGCCGATTTAATGTGACGGGTTAAGCCTACTTGTCCTATCCAGCTCGTTACCTTTTTTGGCTCATTTGCGAACCAATACATTTGACCATCCCAGTCCGTAGCCGCATAGTTAGCCCATTCGGGCGCTTCGTCCCACGGGTAGGGGGGGCTGCTTTTGTTCTTTTTCCATAGTTGTAAAGTTTTAAATTTTAACGGTTAGATTTCCGATCGTCCCAGCGCTGAATCGCGCAAAGCAGCATGTAAGCCGCGAATACAAGAATAATTAAGTTCATGGTTGCTGTCGTTGACATGGTGCAAATTTAAGTTAAAAAAGTTTAATAATCAAATTTTATCATTCAGGTATCCAGTCAGCCAGTTGTACCGTTTCCGCGTGTCAAACATCGCTTTGCCAAAATTAGCAAACATCGCTCGGTCAATCTCAACGTTTTTTAAGTATTCGGCCTGCAAATACTTAGGTACATCGCGCATCGGCAAATCGGTGCCGTTGATAATCGCCTCGGTGGTCGCATCCGCCACCTTGCGCGCCGCTGCCACGTTTTCTTTCGGCCGTCCATCTTCGCGACGTTCGCCGGAAAACGCCATGTGGTACCGGATAATGAACTTTTTGCAGTTGAGGGCGACAAAATTAGAAGTCTCCATAAATACAATTTTTAATGTTAGTAAATGTTTCGGTTGTGAGTAGTTTCTCGGGGGTTGTTCTAAGAAGCAGGATTCCGGCACAAGCGAGCGCGTTATACTTTTCCATATCCGCCAAAAAACCTTTCGGCCTCGTGTGCCTGCCTTGTGACCAGACGCCGCCTTCTACCTCCAGCGCCACCCGGCGGCCGTTCGCCTCGAAGTAGTAATCTATCCGCCACTTGCGCTTTGGGTCAAATCGGTATTCGGGCGTTGGGGCTGGCAGGTGGTAGGCTTCGCAGGCTTTGATGAAGAAGTTGGCGGTGCTCATGCTGGTACTTTGAATGGTTAGTAAATCTGTCGGGTATCATTTTCGTGACGCCACGAAAAAGGTCGCGCCCGTTATCGCTTCGACCCGCCCGGAAACAACACCCCGGTACACATCCCCCGCACCCGATCAAAAGCGGGCGCTGAAAGCAGTTCCTGCACGGTGTTGGTATCTCCGTTGGTTATGAAGTGGGTTAGTTGGCCATACGTCCGATTTCGCGTGTAGCGCGCTTCAATCAGTTGTTCGTTTATGTCCACTTGGTCGCCAAAGTACGACACGTTGCCAGTATGCCGCAAAAACTCATCAAGGCAGCGGTCAAACGTAGCCACCTGCATGAAGTCGTACTGCTTATTTGTGCGGGCTGTGCCGTACACGTCGCTCATACTGCTCCACGAAAATTTTTTGGGCGAATCCACCAGCAGGCAGAAACCCATCATTATCCGCATCATTTCTGTTTTGCCAGCGCCCGGAAGCCCGTAAATAAGCAGCCCCTTGTTCAGCGGCCACGGGCATTCAGGGTCGTTAATGAAGTACTGAATCAGCCCGCGGATCGTCGCTGCCAGTTCGCTGTCTTTCGGTATATCCCACGCGAACGGCGCGCCGCTGATGCCCTCGATTTCATCAGCCCGGAAGTTGAGCAAATCCACCACAATTTTCCGCGCTTCCGAATAGGCCATTATTTGCCCGTAGGATCGTTTATTTTTTGCCTCGCGGCGCGTAGTACTGTACACCTTGTTCCAGTACGCCTGAAGGGCAGCAGCGGCCTCCTGCGTGGTTTCTGCGTTTTGTTTTCTCGCGGCATTTTGCCGGGCGCGTAAATCTTCGAGGGTTAACCCCTTCGCAAGTTCCAGCGCGAGTTCGTCAATGTTCTTTTCCATAAGTTAAAAAATTTGTTTGCGTTTGTAGGTTTCGGCGTCTAAAGTGACGTCGTTGATCCCGTTTTTCCGGCTTGGGCCGGGATTCGGCGCGCCGACCCCGGTGAAATTCCGTTTTTTCCGCACCCATGCGACAAAGTGCCGAACCAAATCCACCTCGGATTCGTGAACCTTCCCTGTGGCCTGCATTTCGGCCGCGAACGCCGCGCGCAAATTTTCGACCCGCTCAACCGATAACGACCCTTCCGCTTCCATCGCCAGCAGGTCGGCTGTTTTTTCGGTCAAAGCTGCCATTATTTTTTTTTCTTCAAAAATTGAAGACGACGGCGACGTTGGCGACGGCTCGTGCGTGCGCACGCACGTGTCATCAACATCTACTTTATCTTTATCTTTATCTTTACTTTCCTTTATCTTTACTTTATGTACTTTAGGCGTCGCACTCCCGTCTAAAACCGGGTTATGGACGTCTATAACTCCCAGCGGGGCGTCTTTTTTCCCTTTCATATTCTCAATCCATCGGCGTTTTCTCTCGCGGCTGTCCTGTAAAGGCTGCATTCGCTCAATAAGCGCGGGACATTCGATGTATTCTTCGTTTTGATCAAATAGTTTTAGACGTCTAAAACTCGACATAATGCGTTCCAATTCCTGAACATCAATTCCAAAGTCCCCAGCCAGTATTTCCATCGTAAGTTCGTCCACCTGTATCCTGAACTGGTCGGCCTTGGTAAGCACCTCCAGCGTCATGCAGTAGATAGCGTAGCCTACAAGCCCGTGCTTTGCCCGCAAGGCTTTGATGCGTGGATTGTCCCGCATATCATTATCGTGGCTGAAGTAATCGGCGTTGTTTTTTAATGGTCGTGCCATGTTACGTCATTTCAATGGTTTGCAAAAAAGTAGGCAGCGTAGCATCCACCTTACTCTCGAGCGCCATGCACTTCATCCGGATTTCAGCCAGGGTGTCGGCGTCCGATCTTTGATTGCCCCGCAGCGCCTTTTGCGCCGTCCGCATCTCCAGCACCAACTTAGCAAGCCCTTTGCCGGCCATCCGCGCCGCGCCGTTAGCTTCCAGTTCGGTTTGCGCTACCTGTGCCGCAAGGTCGGCGGGGTCAAAGTAGCGGATTTCGCCGTCGGCGTCTGACAGGCAGATGAACTCGTTCATAGGTCGTTCGTTTGTTGTGTCATCAGTTCGTCCGCGCGTTTCTTGTCGGCGGCTGTCATATCCTTTTCATCAAACGGCTCGTTCGTGTCGAGGCGCATTATTGTTTTCATCCCCATTACAGGCATGTGGTACACCACCTCACACTTGACCGGGCGTTCTTCTGTCCCATTGTGCAGCATGTCGGTAAGGTGCTGCACCTCGGCCGCTTCGCCCATGATCTGCATTTTAAATTTCTGCATTTCCTCTTTGCGCTGATCTTCAAGTTCCCGAAGGCGCATCAGTTTTTCCGTAAGGTTTTGCCCGATCTCGATTTTTTCTTCATCAGTCAGGGCGACGGGAATCATAAGTGTTTTAATCTCTTGCATGTTTAAGAAATTTGAATGTTAGTGTAATCGGCCACTATCCTACGGGATTGCGCCGGGAAGTCATTTCTGAGAAACCAAATCGTAAACGGGTCTTCGGCCGTGACGGGCTGATCTTTGTTTTTGCCAAAGTTCCAGTACAACTTCCGGCCGTTATCCTGCCAGTAGGTAAGGTTTGCGAAGTCTGCAATGTCTTTACCGAATGCGGAAATTTCATGCAGTTGCTCAAGGTCGGTCAGCCCGTACATTTCCCTTTGGCGCTCGAATATTTGACGTACCAGTTCCACGTCGCCCGTGTTTCTTTGGGGGGCTAAGTATTCCCTGTTGAGGTAGAACTTTACAGCGGCGGCGAAATTGCGCGGCTCCATTTGGTGATAGATGCTTTGAATGTCAATTATGGACGCACTTTCGTGCGGGAAATTATCAATGCCTGAACGGGCAAATTCTTCAGCGAGTAAAGGCAGGTCGAGGCGCCGGATCGAAAAACCCATAAAGTCGCAACCTTCCAAATACTCTTTCACGTCCCACGCGATACTTTCAAACGGCGTTCGGGGTAATTTTCGGGCTGTGGCCACCTTTGCCTCGTTCTGCATCGGGTTGACGGTGAAGTTCGCCCGGCTACATTCGCCCGTTTCATAATCCACCCGTACCACGTCGATCGTGGCGATATAGCAGTTGCTTACGATCGTTTTGCCGTGCGGGTTGTATTTCCCCGCCTGAATTTCAATAATTGCTATCTTAGACATATTTCAGTAGTTAATTTTTTTCTAAACACGGCGGCCACTCTTTTGCAACCGCCGTGTTGTAGCCTCATGAAAGTGAGTGACCGAACCGGGATTCGAACCCGTTAAAAAAACTGCCCTCAGAAAAATCGCTGCTTCCCAGCCAGCCGCGTTCGGTCGTAAAATCGGCGCTAATTTTCATCCGCGCCGATAGCAGAATAACATCTATGCAACAAGTCTCGTTCTCAAATCTTGGTGGCAACCCGCAAAACCCGCACCCCTTTATCGTTGGCTTTCCACGTCACCTTACCAAGGTCGCCCATGTCTATGCCGTCGCCGTCGCCGATTCGCCGCATCAGTTCGTTTGCGACCTCCTGTCTGCTTTCTTCCAGCACTTTCTTCTGTGCGTTGATTTCGGCGTAGCGCTTTGCCAGCCGTATATCCTGCGCTGTGGCTATTTTCATCTCCCCGCCGTTCGCCGCAAACCGCTTGCGCATAAATTCTTCATACGCGGGCGACCCGTCGGCTTTTGGCTCATACTGCTCCACCAGTCGCATGTAGTCTGCAAGCGCTGATCTGTCCGGGTTTGGCTTTTCTTCTTCTTGCAGGTATTGCAGGGCAAACTTACGGGCATTTTCGATGCGCTGCCAAAAAACTTCAGCGCCTTCACGTATAACCTGTTGCGCGTTCGGGTCGGCGTCAAACTGGATCACTTGCAGGCTGTTGCCGTCTTTGAGTAGTGCCAGTTCGGCGTACTGATACCCGGTCACCAGCATGTATTGTTGAATCTGATACAGGTACGAAGGCGGCACACCAGCCGCCCATTGTTGGCTGTAAAACCCGTTGATCGTCTTGCATTCCAGTACCCCGCGCCCGATTTTGCCCGGAACGCTATCTATACGCCTGTCAATGTTGGCGATAAGGTAGGGCGTTTCCGCCAGCCAAATCGTGCTGTTTGAGTAACTACATTTTCTTATGGGCTTGCGTTCGGCATAGTTGGCCATTAATGAAGCCTCGTCGCCATCCCAAAAGCGCCACAATTCGGCGATGTGTGATTCCATGAAGTTCCCCATGAACATTCGCATGTTGCCCGCGCCTTCTTCCTGAAAAAGCCCCAACTTTTCAAAAAATAACTGGTTGGCGGATTTCCACGGGTTGACGCCTAACACCGTACCGATCTCCGATCCGCCGATACCACGGCTGCGAAGTGCCAGCCATTCGGCGCGGCTCTCATATTTCGCTAATACGCGCCCACCTCGTTTGGTGGGCGCTGTATTCGGACTGTTACCGACTTCTTTACTCATGGGTGGCGGCATTTTGAATTTCAAAAGGATCACTATTCATGAATAAAGCGTCCATGTTAGGCAGGAACGGTAGCGAGCGCAAAGCGGCCAGCAGTTCGGCCGGCGGGTCGTTTTCTTTGGTTTGCTGTACCGTGTAGGTATAGATGTCGAAGGGTTTGCCCCCGATCACTTTTTTGGCGTCGAACTTCTTGATAATTTTCAAGTCCGACTTGAAAGGATTCGGCGCATCGGCGGAAAAGCGCAACTTCTCAAAAAGGTCGTCGAAAAGCTTGGCCTGCGATATGGTAAGGATTTCCACCCCGCCCGACTTGTAAGAATACACCAGCAAGGCCAAAAACTTGCGCGGCTTATCCTTTTGCCAGCCCCGAAATTCAGCAGGCGTGACAATCGCTTCGCCTTGACGGTAGCGCTTTACGGCACTCTCTACCTTTGGCGCGCCGTCGTCGCCCGTTATGACCTCGCCCGTTTCCTCATTAATAGCCGTGCGACGGAACCACACTTCCGCGCCGTAAACGGGTTTGTCCACCAGCCGGAAGCGGTTTTCGCCTTCTTCAAGGCGTGTGAAGTTGTTTAGTTTGACTTCTTTGGCGTCGGCATCTATGGCCACGCCGAAGTCGGTCAGGCTCAAAAAGTTTTTGAGCGGGTCGTCAATAATGACGAGCTCCGCTTTTTCGATTTTTGCAATCTCTTTCATGGTTGAAAAATTTATAGGTGAAAAGTTAGATCACTTTTAATTCGCCCGTCGCGTCCGCCTGGTACTCTCCAAGCCGGAAGCCGTGCGGCTCTTTTCGTTTGATCGTGGATAAGAAATTTGGCATTATAACCGTGATAACCTCGATCGCGGCCTTTCTTTTGGCGGTTGGTAAAACATGGATTTTATGCGCTCTAATTCGGCAATACCTGACTTCGAGTGCTGATAATCCATGTAGCAGCCGTTTAGTGCGCCGATCAACAAATAATAATGATCGGCGCACAAGTGGGCGGTGGTTTATTGCGCGCATCTTTCGGATTCGAGCGTTTTGTCTATTTGATCGTGTTGGTGGGATTCCCAGCGGGCTATGGTTTCGTCCCATTGCATTTCAGCAAGCAGCGCATTTTCGGCCGTTTGGTTTTTTACGGCGCGCAAAAGGTATAGGCGCGCAAGAACCGGAATTTGGGAAACTTGTACCGGCTCGCCGTTTTTAAAGGCTTCTGTCGGCTCGACAATATCGCTGTTGTCAAATTTAGCGACATAAAAGTCAAGGTCAACGTTTAGGCGGTCTTTGAAGAAAATGGAGGAAAATAAATCGTTCACGTTGCAAAATTTTAATTATCAAGTTAACGGTACAAAGATACAGCCTTTATTTTTATGCGCAAGAAAATACCCAACTTTTTTTCAAAAAAAATTCAGGAGCGCTCAAACCAATAAAAAAAGCGGCACTTTCCAGCGCCGCTTTCCGAATTTACCACTAAAAAATCTTGCCTGTCGCGCCCGGCTCGTTTGCCGAACTATCATTGCTGAATTTCTTTGAGATACTTTCGAAGCGCTTTTTCTACCGTTTCGCTCCTGTCTTTTTTTGTCGCCTCGTGCAGGTCGGCGGGAAGTGTAATGTTAGCCGAAAGCCTGTTCTTTTTTGGGCGACCTCTTTTTTTATCCATTCCTGAATTTGTCTTTGATTTCTGATTCGATGGAACGCACCCGCAATTCAGCCTGTCGCTCCATGTGCTTAACCCGATCGAGTTCGGTTTGGATTCGCCCCCATGATTCGCGGGCATCCTCTAATTCGCGGGCTGCCAGTTCCGCTTCGTCCGAAAAGTAACGGCCTGCACGGGCATATCCCTGATAAACAATGGCTTGATGTAGCCCGGCAGCCCTTGCGCTGATGGTGTCCAACTCCTGAATAGTAAACCATTCCGGCGGCTCCGGCTCTACCCGCGTCGGCTCCCAGCCGTCCGGGCGCTTGGTGCATTCGATAAGGCATTCGTGATTGTTTTCGGTAAGGTAGTAAAATCTGATCGTTACATCTTGCATGGTAGTAAATTTAAAAGGTGAATAATGTGCTGCAAAGATACGCGCTTTTATTTTTATGCGCACAAAAATAAAGCAAATATTTTTACTGACATCCGCAGGCCTCCAGCGTATGCTGGAAGGGCGCGCCTCGATATCCCGCATTTTAAAAAAAGCCGGGCAACCTTACAGCGCCCGGCGAAAAGAAACGTCATTATGCACCCTAAAAAATCATACTCAAAAAATGCCGCCCACCAAAAGGCAGGCGGCGGCAACCATGAAAAAACTACAACGAACAATATATGGACTCTTTGAATACATACCGGCCGGGCGCATGCGCTGTTAAAATTTTCATGAGGCGTTTGATACCTAACTTCACCTGTTTGCCATTGCGCACTACCCGGCCGGATGCCGTATGTTTTGCTACTAATATCGTATTGCGGTCGCGCGGACTTAATTCAGCCCACCGAGCCGGATCGGTAATAAACCGCTCAAAATCCTGCCACGCTTCTTCTTGCGTCATTTCTTTCATGGCGGCAAAGTTAGGGCGCGTGAATTAAAGTAGTTTAATTTTTTTTAGATTTTTTTTCGGCGGTCGCTTGCAAGTATGAAACAAGTTTAATTACCTTTGCCGAACATTACGCAACCTAATAATTATTCTACTATGACAGCAGAACAATTTGCCGCCCAGTACAATCGCCCGCTTGATTCTGTACGAATGAAACTTCGCCGCATTCAACCCGGCGTCCGCTTTGATCGCTTCGCCGAATTATCCGAGCGAACAATCGAGCAACTACTAAACGATAAGCGCAAAAAGTCCGGCGAACAATACGCCGAACAGCCCGCCGAAAAAATGAAGCGGGCAAAGCTCGCGCGTACAATACGGCGTGAACAGCCAGAAGATGAACAGCCCGCCGAACAATACGGACTGCAAACCATAAGCATCGAAAAGCCGGAAGAAGCCGAACAATCCGTATTTGACTTTGGCACTATTCGCGGACATTTCCTCTCCTTCGTGCTTTTGTCCGTCGTTTTGGGTCACGCCGCCCTTATTTGGTACGATTGCGGCGACCTTTGGGGTGAACCCGGCACGATCGGCGGCGGCGTCGCGTTCCTCATCATTTTGGCCGCGGTATTGCTTGCTACTGATGAAACGCGCGTCCGCACTTCGGGCACCGCCTTGTGGTTTGTGTTTCTGATTGATATATGCGCTTGGTGGGTGCATTATCCGACCTTCCAGCGCATCGGCGTGTCGGATGTTGTTACGGGGTGTTTTTGCGCTTTTTTGTGCGCTTGCAGTTGGGCGGCGCTATTTCTTTACCGGGATAAGAATATAGATTAAACTTTTCACAATAAAATTTTTTAACTATGGAACAGTACATGGAACCGATCTTTGATTTTGTTAAAATCACACCCGAGATGGCAAAATCGTATCTTGAGCAAAACTTACATGTAAACAGGAAACTTCGCGCCGGCGTAATCGAAACAATGGCTCGGGACATGCAACAGGGCAACTGGCGGAAAACACACCAAGGTATCGCATTTGATGTTTTCGGGCGGCTGGTTGATGGCCAGCACCGCTTAAATGCGATTATTAAAGCGGACGTACCTGTCGTAATGATGGTAACAAGAAACATTAACCCGGACGCATTTTCGGTAATTGACACCGGAACAAGAAGGATTTTGGCCGACAATTTAAAGGCGTTGGGTGTGCCAAACCAAACAATGGTAGCCGCTTTGACTGTAAAAATTCTTGCTTATCAACGAGGGCTTACCTCTATTTTGGATACTCGAAACAAGGATGGCAACTTTGCATCCGGAAGGTATAAGTCGGCCTCAAGGGAAGAGCAAATTGAGTTTTTCCACGAAAACAGAGATATGCTTATTCTTTGTGCAGAGTTTGGTAGAAACACATACGCCGCATCCTCGAGCAATCTCATTACGGGAACGAATATCGCCTTTTTGTATTGGCTAAATAACATGTCGCCCGAATTTGCGGAGTTTATTCGTAATGTAGTAATCGGAATCAACATAAAAGAACACACAACCGCTTACCACTTACGCCGATTACTTGAGGAAATGAAAGACGGCAAAAGGGTCGTAAGTTCCAGCCAAATGTTAAAGGCGTGGGCAAACGCTTACGCAAAAAGGGGGGTTGTTTGCAAGAAATTCTTTATCTGACCCGCCCCCGCCCAAAGCAACACCAATAACCCAGCCTCGCCCACCCCGGCGGGGCTTTTTTATTGGCACAATTCCGCCCAATACTTCATCTCGAACTTCGCGGGTTTAAAATGCAGCCACGCACCGCCCAACGGTTTAGGTGGCATTCCTTTTTCTACCGCCCACCCTTTGCCTACCGTATATTCGTCTTTGTATGTCCCCAGTTTGATGTGCAACTGCTCATCTAATACCTGCTCTCCCGTCCGCTTCAATCGCGCCCGGGTGATCGGCACAATCCAGCGGTCGTGTGTGTGTCCCGAAACAACGATCTTCGCGTCGGGCA